GATGTTTCTAAAGCAGATCCAATTGATACCTTTGCAGATATATTTGGTGTCAACTCATTAGAGAGACTAGAAGATGTTTCTGATGAATTACTTTCAGCTCAAGATTATAAACAGTTAAATTCTATATTACAAAAAAATGAATTATATAATGTAACACCAAAATCTGGATTAGATTTAAAACAATCAGATGAGATAGAAGAACTTACTGAGTTTGATCCAACAGATAGAAAACCAAATGCAATGGGTGGTATAAATAGAATAGGTTATGCAGATGGTCCTGATGACCCTAAAAAATTAATTAAAAAAATACCAAAGGTTGGTAAAGTGGTATCTGGAGTAGAATCTTTAATAAATTTAGTAAATAAAAAATTTGGTAAGGGTACTGCTAAAACTGCAGATGAAATAGATCAACCACCAAAGACTGACCAAACAATTATTTCAGAATTTCAAGCAAGAAACCCAGATCCCAAAAGAGAATTAACAGACGATGAGTTTCAAGATCTTATGGAAGAAGTTGGTGATTTAGATGCTTATAATTTTGATGGCACAGTTGGTTCTGCAAACAAAATAAAAAAAGAAGCAAAAGACTATCAAGATGAAATGTATCAACAATATAAAATGGGTAAACTAGATCCAGAAGCCGGTGATAAATCTCCAGCTAGAAAAAGATTTTTAGAAAAGAAACTTGAAGAAATGGAAGACAGCGGCGATCCACAATTAATGACAAGAGATGAGATAGAAGAACTAACTTTCTTTGATACAGGTACTGAAATGGATGAAGCAGCTAAGAAAGCAATAGACAATTCTTCTATCAACGATGAAATTAAAAGAGGTGTGGCTGATGTAATGAGTGATACATCTCCGGAAGGTTTAGCAAAGAGTATAGAAATTGATAATCTTATGTTAGAATATCCAGGAATAAGTAAAGACTTTGCAGATCAAATTGCATCTTCATCACCTACAATGAAATCTGATATGATTGCTATGGTAGAACAAGCATTTAAAATGGATCAAATGGGAATGAGCGGTGATGAGATTATAGATACTTTCAAAAAAGGAACAGACAGAACCAAACAAGCTAACGGCGGCTTATCTTACCTGATGGGTATGTAATGAAAATAGGCGAATACGAACAAATGATGTCCTGGTTGACAAGACCAGAAGCACCTGCACCAATAGAAAATAGAGAAAACTTTGCAATAGGCGGTGGTCAGTTTGAAGGAACTGATCTTGGAACTCGTGAAGGGTTTGCAAAAATAATTCCGGTATCAACATTACCTGAAGACCAAAAAAAATTTATTAATAACTGGTTAAAAAATAATTCCGATAAAAAATGGGAAGAGTTAACTAGCAATGAAAGAAATATGCTAAAAAGAGGTCAAAATGTTGGAGTAGGATTTGGAGGTTCAACCCCATCAGGTCCGGATAATGTTTTATTTGAACCTTTATCAGAAAAAGGTAAAAAAATTGCTGAACATGTTTATGGCACTACCGATGTTCCTAACAGTACAAGACTAAGAATAAATAATGGTGAAATAACTATGAACACCAAATCTGTAAAATTTGAAAAAGGTAAAGATATTTCTCTTAAAATGAAAAGGGGATCAGAAGAAGTCACGGACATTGTTTTTCCTGATAAAAAAGTAGAAAAAGATTTTATTAAAGCTATTAAAGCTAGAGTTCTACAGCCACAAAAAGCAGTTGTTGATTTTACAAATAAAGAACTTTCTGAATTATTTCCTATTAGTGAGAAACAAGCAGGAAGAGCAGCAAGATTTTTAATAAATAAATTAGGTTTAAAATATGAGGTGCCTACAAAAACAAGTCAAGCTGAAATTATAAAAAAAACTAAAAATTCACTAGCAAAAACTTCTTCAGTTTTAGAAGAATCTAGAATTAGATCGGCAAAAACTCCTCTTTTAAAAGAAAGAAATTTATCAAAGAAAATAGATATTGCACATAGAGTTTCTAAAAAACAAATGGAAAGATTAGGTTTAGAATTTAATACCGATACTATGGGAATAGATTCAAGACTTATAAACCAAATAATAGTTAAACCAAGTGAAATAAAATTAAATAAATTATATACTAAACAATTTAAAGTTTTTGAAGAACTTAAAAAAAATCCTAATTCAACTGAAGCTATTAAACAATTAGAAGATATTAATAAACAAGTTACTGATATTGTAAAAAGCACTAGTGGTAGATTAGTTGGAATAAGTATTGATTCCAAAACTTTAGAGCCTTCTTTTGTAGGTATGAAAAAAAAATATTCTTTTAGTAATGTTTTAGGAAAAAGTATGACTATGAAAGAATTAGAAAATTTACCTGAAGATGAACAACGTAAATTTTTAAACAAACAACTTCCTAAAGCAATTGATTTAGAAATAAAAAGAGGGTTTGTTCCAAATGATTTCAAAAACATATTATCTAATAAAAACTCACAAAAATCTATTTTAAATTATACTAAAAAAACTGCACCAGAATTATTGGGATCAGTAAAAAAAGCAATTGCAAATCCAGAATCAAAAGTAGCTAGAAAGGTTTTTTCAATAGCTCCTCAATTAATTGTACCTGGTGCTATGGGATATATTGGATATAAAGCATTAGGTTTTGATACACCTGTTATAGCAGATGATCAACCTCCTTTTCTAGGAATAAAACCACAAGGCTCACCTGGACAATTAAATCCAGAAACACAAAAAGGTATTCCAGAAGAAGCTATTGCAGCAGGAACAGTGGGTGCAATTAAATATGGACCACAAATTTTAAAAGCATTAAAGAGTGTTGGTAAAGCCGGTTTAAAAACTGTAGGTTCCTTACCGGCTGCTGGAACTTTTGCTGGAATGGAAATTAAAAAAGGAATGGGTGAAGGGCAAAGTTTTGTTGATGCTGCATCTGATCCTCTTGTTGGATTAGAATTACTTCTTCCAGAAACAGTTAAAAAATTAGGACCTTTAATGGCAAGAGCTGCAAGAATTTCTACTCCCATTGGAGCTACAATCACTACAGGGGGTACTTTAAAAAACAGAGCAAAAGAGATGATGAGACAAGCAGAAGGCATGACTGCTTTACCTGAAGGTGAGAAACAAAGAAGATTGCTGGAAGAATACGCTGCTAAAGATTATAAAGGATATAATCAAGGTGGTAGAGTAAACTTTGCAGATGGACCAGAAGATCCTAAGAAAAGAAAATTTATGAAGATTATGGGTGGCCTCGCGTCATTACCTATTGTCGGAAGATTATTTGACGTAGCACAAGTTGCAGAAAAAACAGCACCTGTTATTCAAAAAACAGTAGAGGCTGCTCCTACACATTTCTGGAATCTAGTTGCTAAAATTAAAACTTTTGGAGATGATATAACTCAATTTGGAGCATTAACAGAAAGACAATCTGTTAAAAAATATAAAGATCTTGAATTAACAGAAGATATGGCAACAGGTCAAATTGAAATTCAAAGAGTTAAAGTTGCTGAGGATATGGATTATTATGGTTCTCCTGTAACGGAAGAAAGTTATATGTCTTATAGACCAGGTGAACAAATATTTCAAGAAACAGCTAATGGTCAAACTAAAATTATTAAAAGCAAACCTGATTATCAAGAGGGAACTACTTATCTTAGAAATGACGGACCGGAGACGGGTAGCGTTCTTGATGAGATGTCTGGTCTTTCCGATGATATATTTGAAGAAGCAGGTGTTCCTGTACCAGAAAAAATTAGAAAAAAATAATGAATAAATACCCAAAGAAACACTTATTACCCCCAGAAGCCGGACCCATGCCTCAGGGGTTGAATATTTCTTATAATACTGTTAAAACAACAAAACAATCTGGAGAAAAAATAAATGGCCGATATAGACAAAGCACTTCCAAACGAAGTCAGAAAAGAAATTGAACTACCGGGTGAAGAAGAACTTCAAGAAAATATAGCTGAACAAGTTTCACTAGATGAAGAGTCACCTGATCCAGTAGAGATACAAGAGAACGAAGATGGTTCTGTTGATATTGATTTAGATCCACAAGAAGCATCTCCTGAAGGAGGTGACGAACATTATTCAAACTTAGCAGAATTTTTACCGGATGATATCTTAGGAAGACTAGCATCTGATTTATCTTCTAAGTATCAAGAGTATGTTTCATCTAGAAAAGATTGGGAAAAAACTTATACGCAAGGTTTAGATTTATTAGGTTTTAAATACGACAATAGAACAGAACCTTTTCAAGGTGCAAGTGGTGCAACTCACCCAGTTCTTGCAGAGGCAGTCACACAATTTCAATCATTAGCTTACAAAGAATTATTACCTGCTGATGGACCGGTTAGAACTCAAGTAATGGGTGTATCTACTCCAGAAAAAACACAACAAGCAGCACGTGTTAAAGATTTTATGAATTATCAAATCATGGATCAAATGAAAGAGTATGAACCAGAATTTGATTCTATGTTATTTCATTTACCACTTTCAGGATCTACATTTAAAAAAGTTTATTATGATGATATGGAACAAAGAGCTGTATCAAAATTTGTACCCGCAGATGATTTAATTGTACCTTATACTGCAACTTCATTAGATGATGCAGAAGCAATTATTCACCGTATTAAAGTTTCAGAAAACGATTTAAGAAAACAACAGGTTGCAGGTTTTTATAAAGATGTAGATATTGGAAAACCTTCAGGCGAAGAATCAGAAATTGATAAAAAAGAAAGAGAATTAGAAGGAACTTCTAAATCAGGTAATGATGACGTGTATACATTATTAGAATGTCACATTGATTTAGATCTTGAAGGTTTTGAAGATATCGATCCTGAGACTGATGAGCCCACAGGTATTAAAGTACCTTATCTAGTAACCCTAGAAGAGAACTCACGTGAGATTCTTTCTATTAAAAGAAACTACGAAATAGGAGATCCTAAGAAAAATAAAGTACAGTATTTTGTACATTTTAAATTTTTACCAGGTTTAGGTTTTTATGGTTTCGGTTTAATTCATATGATCGGTGGATTATCTCGTACTGCAACTTCTGCATTAAGACAATTATTGGACGCTGGAACATTATCAAATTTACCTGCAGGATTTAAAATGCGTGGTATTAGAATTAGAGATGATGCACAATCAATTCAACCAGGTGAGTTTAGAGATGTAGATGCACCAGGTGGTAACCTAAGAGACTCATTTATGATGTTACCGTTTAAAGAACCGAGTCAAACTTTATTACAACTTATGGGAGTCGTAGTTACTGCAGGTCAGAGATTTGCATCAATTGCTGATTTACAAGTTGGAGATGGAAATCAACAAGCGGCAGTAGGAACAACAGTTGCTCTTTTAGAGAGAGGCAGTAGAACTATGTCGGCAATACATAAAAGAATTTACTCAGCTTTGAAAAATGAATTCAGACTTATGGCTAGAGTATTCAAGTTATATCTACCACAAGAATATCCGTATGATGTAGTTGGGGGCCAAAGAATGATTATGCAATCTGACTTTGACGACAGAGTAGATATATTGCCAGTTGCTGACCCTAACATTTTTTCTCAGACACAGCGTATTTCACTAGCGCAAACGGAATTGCAGCTGGCACAATCTAATCCACAAATGCACAACATGTATTCTGCATATAGAAATATGTATGAAGCATTAGGTGTAAAAAATATTGATGCTGTTTTAGTTAAACCTCAAGAACCTATGCCAAAAGATCCTGCATTAGAACATATTGATGCTTTAGGTGGAGCACAGTTTCAAGCTTTTCCTAATCAAGATCATAGATCACATATTACTGCGCATTTAAATTTTATGGCAACAAACATTGCAAGAAATACTCCAATGGTTATGGCAAGTTTAGAGAAAAATATTTTTGAACATATTAGTTTGATGTCACAAGAACAAGTTGAGATAGAATTTAGAGATGAAATGCAACAGATTCAACAAATGCAAATGCAAACACAGCAGAACCCTCAAATGGCTCAACAAAATCCACAAATGATTCAACAAATGCAAATGCAAATGCAACAGATAATGCAAAAAATTGAAGCTAGAAAAGCACAACTTATTGCGGAGATGATGGAAGAATTTATGCAAGAAGAAAAGAAAATTACAGGTGAATTTGATAATGATCCAATTGCTAAACTAAGAGCAAGAGAATTAGACATTAGAGCAGCTGAAAATGCAGAGAAAAAGAAGAATGATGAAGCTAGAATGGATCTAGATAAGATGAAAGCAATGATGAATCAGTCAAATCAAGAAGATAAACTTGAACAAACTGAAGAATTAGCAAATTTAAGAGCTGATACATCAATTGAAAAAACTATTTTAAGCAAAACTATACCTAGTGTTGACTCTATGATGAAAAATAAAGGCAGTGAAATGCCTAAAGTGTCTATAATGC